TTCGGTGGGCCGTCTTGAGCCCGTACTCATTCACGCCCCCGATCTCCTGAGGGTTGACCACCTCGCCCCAGTGCCAGTCGCTGGCGAAAAGCGTGGGGACACCCGGGGAACTCTTCGCGCCCTTCCGAGGCTCCAGCGTCCAGCGCGGAGGCTCCGGCGTTGCCTTCGCCAGCTTGAAGATTTCCTCCCTAACGACAGCCGTATCGAGCGCCAGCTTCTTCAGCCTTTGGACCTCCAGATTCAGCAGCCGCATCCGCTCTTCCATGGCGGGGTCGGGCTCGTAGACCTTGACCGGATCAGCCAAGTGGGGATTCCTCGCGTGTCTCTCCGCCTTCTCCCGCGCCTTCCTTTTCCGCTCCGCCCGTTCCGCCCATGTCAGGCCGTCTGCCGGACTAATCAGAAGGCCATTCCTTCGTTTTCCGGACTGGCGGGGTGGGCTCATGTGCGTCTCCTACCAGACAATCGAAATGTAACCGCCGGCCCCGTTCCCACCCGCGGAGGTCGCCCCGCCCGTGGTCTTGTACGCGCCGCCACCGCCGCCCGAGCCATAGCCCGTGCCCGCAGATCCCGCCGTGGGCGTGGTGTGCTGGCCGCCATTGCCGCCCGCGCCGAAGCCCGAAGCCGCACCGCCCCCGCCCCAGCTGCCAGCCCCCGTGCCCGCGCTGCTAGTGCCCCCCGAGTAGAGGTCGCAGGCCCCTCCGTCCCCAGAAGCCAAGGAAGTGCCGAGCGCCGTACCGCCGCCCGCCCCCGGGATGAGCCAGCCCACGTCGAACCGCTCCTGCTGGGTGCTAATGGAGCCCTCGGCCACGGCCCCCGTGACCGTGGGAGAGCCGCCGGAGCCCACGGCATCCGCCCCTGCGCCGCCCGTGCCGCCCACGAGCCCCTTCTTGCCGCCCTTGCCGGTGTGGCTGCCAAAGGTGGTGTCCGCGCCGTCCACGCCGTTGGCGCCCGCAGCGCCACCGGTTCCCGCGGCGCCAACAGAGTAGGAATAGCCGGTGCCGGGCACGACGGTGATGGTTCTTTCAATGCAGGCGCCCGCGCCGCCCCCGCCACCCCCGAAGCCCGTGGAACCGCCGCCTCCGCCACCACCCGCGCCAATCAGGCGAAGCCGGACCTTCGTGACGCCCGCCGGGCAGGTCCAGGTGCCGGAACCGCTGGTGTAGGTAGTTGAATTCCCCTTGATCTTGTTGATGACCCCGCCGACATACTCCCCGCCCAGCAGGGCCGCGGAGCCGATCTCCATCTGGATCGAGCGGCTGGTGCCATCGTAATCCGTCACGGAGAACGCAGTTCCACTGACCTTGAAGCCCGTACCGATGACGCCCGCGGACCCTGCGGAATAGTTGGTCGAGCGGATCACGTTCACCAGGGCGAGGTCCGCTTCCAGGGTGTTGGCCGTGACCACGCCATCCTGGATCGTGACGGAGCCGATGCCGAGGGCGATGCCCCAGACCCGCACGTCCCCCGGCCGAGTGCCCGCGTCGCCCAGGATGAGGCCGGCGTAGCCGCTCTGCTGGCCCTGGTAGGTCGCGCCGATGGCCGTATCCGAATAGGTGGCGACCTCCGCCCCATCGAGCTTCAGCACCAGGCGCCGGGTGTCGCTGGTCCCGCTCGTCCCCGAATAGATGGCCGTGAGTTTCCCAGTGCCGGAGGTGCTGACCGTGGTGGAGCCGGTGGTGGGCGTGAGGGCCGCGGAGTAGGTCCGGCCGGAGGCGCCTGACACCTTGTGGACCGTGAGGGAAGTGCCACTGTGCAGGACGCGGAGCCCCGTCGTCACACTGCCGAAGGCCGTGTTCATGTTGAAGAGGAAGCCGCGAGCCTGGGTGCCGGAGAAGTGCGCCTCGAAGGTCTTGGTCTTGGCCGCCGGGTAGATCCGCTGGTCGTCCATGTAGGTCGCGGCGTCCCCGGTGTTCTCCACAAAGCCCGTGTCGTTGTTGGCCGCGAAGGTGCCGTCATTCTTCAGCATCAGGGGCGTGCCCCCGGCGTTGGCGACGAACTGGTAATTCGGGCCCACACTGATGTGGTAGGTGCGCACCGCGCCGGCCAGGATGTTGTTGGCCTGGACTCCGCCGTCCACAATGAGCGTGGAAGCGGCCATCTGGCGAAGGTACATGTCGTCGAAGTAGGCCGTGCCGCCGCCCTGGAGCCGGGCGATCATGTAGACGGCGGACGCCGGGACCGTGGACTGGAGGACGCTCTGCTCGGTCCAGACGCCTCCGCTCTTGGCCGTGCCGGTGTGCGTGGCGATCACGGTGGTCTGGTCCGCCGCGTAGTAGACGAGCTTCACCGTGGAGCTACTGGAGGCCTTGACGTAAGAGGTAAACAGATACTGGTCGCCAACGGCCACCGGAATGAAGGGGGTGATGGTGGTGGTGGTGGAGGAGACGAGTCTGCTCTTCGACCCCGTGCGCTTGTCCGCGCTGCTGATGGCGATGCCTTCCCAGCCGCCGGAGGGCATGCTGGTCAGGTCCAGTTCGCTGTTGGGATTGGGGATCAGATTGTCGAAGTTCGCCACGACCAGCTGCTTGGCGAAGATGGCGTTCGCCGCGACCAGATTGGACGTAATCGCGCCGTCCGTGATCTTAGTGCCGATGATCTTCCCGGCGCTCGTGAAGTCCGCGAGCTGCATCGCCGTGGTGGCGGCCTGGGCGACGGCCAGGTCGTAATCCGCCTTCGAGCCAGCGCCGTAGGTGCCCACGGCGACCCAATCCACGTCGATGTTCCCGGCGCTGCTGATGAGTTCCAGCTGGATCTGATCAATGCGGGTGTTGTTGATGTAGTCGGTGGTCGAATCGTCCAGGGAGGCCATGTCCCACGCCACGTCCGTCCAGGTGCCGACGGGCGGGGTGGTGATCTGGTTCCACTTGTTGGCCGTGCTGACCGTGATGGCCGGGCTCACGCCCTTGAAGTGGCACTTGCCCACCCAGGTCCCGGAGTTGAGCCGCACCCGGGCGATGACCACCCGCGCCTGCTTGCCCGTGAAGGCCGAACTGCTGAAGTCCGGGGACAGGGCGTAGAGTGCCCCTGACGACCAGGTGAGCTTTCTGGAGGCCTTGGCGTAGGGGCTGGACGAATCCGCCGCGGACCCCCCGGAGATCGTGAAGGACGCATCCGACCCGTCCCCCAGGTCCCAGAAGATCGCCGGCCGGAAGGTGTCCGTGGGCGTGAAGGGGGTGCCCGTGGCCGCCAGGATCGCGGAAATGAGGGCGTCCCGGGCCTCCCACACATCCTGGAACTTCCCGTAGAAGGCGACGCCCGTGGTGGCCGGCGTGGCATTCCCCAGGTAATAATCCGCCGTGTAGAGCGCCCAGTCCGACCCGCTCCATCCCTGGGCCCCGGTGAGGGTGTCGAGGTAGGCTTCCAGGTCCGTGATGGCCGTGTCGTAGGTGGTGGATGAGACGGACACTGCGGCCGCCCTGGCATCGAGGTCGCTCTGGCCGGCCACGATGGCATCCCGCTCAGCCTTCCACCCGCGCTTCTCCGTGGGCGTCACATAGTCGTCCAGCGCGTTCACAGCGATGGTCAGCTTCGTGGGGTTCAAGCTTTCATTCCCCGAGGTGTCCACCGCCTTGATCCAGTAGTCGTAGGAGCCGGTGGCGGGCCTCACGAGGGCCACGGCGGTCACGCTCAGGTTCTCGCAACCGGTAACGGCAGTGCCCGCGGTCCACTTGATGGCGTCCGTCGCACCCGCCCCCGGCTCCTTGATGATGTAGTGGTCCAGGTCCACATCGGCCACGGCGTCCCAGGTGGCGGCCAGGACATCGCCCTGGACCGTGGCCACGAAGGAAGTCACATCGGCAGGCGGGACCGCCTTGCCCAGGACGGTGTAGCTGTCCAGGGTCTCCGGGCTCTGCCCGTTGGGATAGAGGGCGATCACCCGGACGCGATACGGGCCCAGGTCCACATTCTGGAGCTCCGCCGTGGTGGCGTTGACCGTCATCGGAATCCAAGGCCCGTAGGACCGGGAGGCCTCCGCGATGTAGCCGATGGGATTGGGACTTCCGGTGGCCACCACCGGGGGGAGCCAGTTGGCCGTCAGCACCACGATGATCTTGTCAGATTGGATGCGCAGGGTTTCCGACGCGGCCAGGGCGGTCACGGGCTTGAAGGCCAGGGCCGTGGGCGACCCGGCATCCACCACCGCCGCGCCGTTGTCCACCAGGGCGTACTTGGTCGGGTCGTGATAGAGCGCCGTCACCTCGTATTCGAGGGGCCCGGACTCGCGGACGGACAGGACGCGGTAGAGGACTTCCGTGGCGCCGTCCTGAATGATCCAGACATCCTGGGGGACAGCGGAGAACGCCGAGCCCACGGTGATGACCGTCGCCGCGCCTGCAGCATTGGTGACCGTCTTGCTCTCCAACGTCCCGTCCGGCATCTGGCATTTGAGATAGTAGGTCCCGGCGCCCAGGGTGACGGAGGAATCAATGGTCACGGCGGTGGTGGTGGCCGACACGATGCGGCCACCGAAGCGAGAGAGCCCCGCCCGGTGCGGGTCCATGATCTGGATCACATCGCCTGCCCTGGATACCGCCCCGGACATGCCGGCGGTGAACATCACCGTCTCGGGGGCCATGAGGTCGCTCAAGATCGTCCACAGGCCGAACCGCTGGGCCAGCCCCTGGGAGGAAATGCCGAAGCCCGCCACCTTCGCCACGTTGAGGCCGTACCGGGCGATGCCGGTGGAGCTCTCCACGTATTCCGTGGCCTGGCGGTACCCGGCAGCCGGGTCGTTCCAGGTGACCATGGCGGCCGTGTGGCGCGCCTTCCGCCCGGAGCCCTGATAGGTGAACTTCCCGTCCTTGACGTTGGCCGCCGTGTAGAGGGTCACGGGATCGCTGTCCTGGTCCATCACGGCGGTGATCTTCCCGCCGGCCCAGTAGAGCATCCCCCGGAAGGCGGACGCAAAGTTGTCCAGGACCTTGATGGCCTCTTCCTGGCTCTGGATATAGATGTCGCAGAAGTACCGCGGCTCTGACCCGCCCAGCCCATCGTCCACGAACTCATCGCAGAGCACGGACAGGGCATAGAGGGTGTCCACGTCGATGTCCGACTGGCTCAGGTAGGTCCCGCCGCCGTAGCGCGTGTTGGTCGCAAGATCCAGGAACTGCCAGACGGGGTTCCGGGTGAAGAGGGGCGTGAACGTGCCGTCCCAGATGCCCCCGGTGGTGCCGGGCCCGGTGGTGGCGTAGACAGCCGCTGTCCAGACGCCCGTGTCCGGATCTTGCGTGGCCGGTGTGTAGTTGGCGGGGACCTGGACGATCTTCAGGTCCATGAGGGTGGAGATCTGGGGCAGATTCTGGAACTGCTTGGCGTCCACCATGACGGCCAGGGCTGCCGTGTTCGGGTACTTCAGCCGGGCGTCCGTCAGCTCCGTGTAGGAGTCCCACCACGTCTCATTCAAGGTGTAGGCGTCGGGAGCCGCAGCGGTGAGGCGCGTCACGCGGATGGTCCAGGAACCGGTGCCGGTGGCCGGCAGTTCGATCCGGAAGGCCTTGGTGTACTTGCTCCCGAACTTGCCGTAGATCGTGCCACTTTGGTCCAGGGTCACTTCCTCATAGGCCCCGCCGTTGTAGCCGGTGCGCTGACGCTCGATCTTGAACTGGACGGAGGTGCCGCTTTCCTTGCCGTCCGTACTGCTGATCACCTTCAGCTGCGGGACGGCCATGCGGACGCGGACAGCGGAGAGGCCGGTGGTGGCGATGGTCCGGGTGACGGGGGTGCCGTACTCGACCTCCACGTTCACGGAGACTTCGGACTCCACATCCGGGAAGCCGGGGATCACCGCCTGGTCATTCGTCCCGGCGACCAGGGCCACGGACACGGCGTTGATGTTGAAGGTGTCGTCCGCGTTCTGAATGGCCGTGTCGTTGAGGTAGACGCTCTTCAGGCCGTCCACCAACCCCTGGATTTCCCCCTCGGAGACGGCCAGGAGCATGCGGCCAAATTCGATGTTCTTGGCGTCATAGGTGCCGACACCGCCGCCCCCGCCGATACCACCGGAGCCGGTCCCGGTGCCGCCAGAACCGGTGCCGTCCCCGTACCCGCTATCAATCGGCCAGTTGATCATGCGTCACCCCGCCACGGGCGCGACGGCCCAGATCCATGCGGAGGTGTCACCGTCCCCGCCGCGGGTGCCCACCTCGTCCGGCGCTTGCCCGCCCAGGCCGTTCTTCGTCCAGGTCTCCGGGCAGATGCCCACGGAGACGAGGGCGCCGCCCACGCGACAGCGACCGTAGCCGAGCGGGACGCAGTTGCCCTGGCCGGTGGTCATGTGGGGACCGGCGAAGGCGTAGGAGGGGGTGTCTGCGGGGCCTTTGTCGAGGGCGGATCGGTTGAAGGCTGGGGCCTTGGTGAGCATGCCGGCCACGCCGCCCAGGACCAGGCCCACGCCCGCATTGAAGAGGAACGGCGCGATGGGCGCCAGGAAGGGGACGTAGCTGAGGGCGATGAGCGCAACCCCCGCGATGATCCGCACTGCGTTGCTTGAGGCCACCACCGCCGGAACCAGCGTCACCACCTTCCCCGCCGCCGGATGCCCCAGTTCGTCCTCGCCGATGTCCTGCTTTCCCACGAGGACATGGAAGCCGGGCTCCGAATGGTCCTCCAGGTACTTGCGGAAGCCGGGAAGGCGAACCACCAGGGCATGGATGGCCTGGGCAGGGGTGTTGACCGCCAGCCGAAATTCCTTGCCGAACCGGGCGCGCGCCGCGCCTGCGAGCTTTAGCCGAATCATGAGGTCCCCCCGTGCCGCACCACCGCCGCCAGCCGCTTCATCCACTTCCGGTCCAGCAGTTCACGCCGGGACAGGTGCCCTTCCGCGTGGTGCAGCATCCACCCGCCGCCCAGGTACACCGCGCAATGGGTGATCGTCTTGGCGGCCATGCGGAAGAGCAGCGCATCCCCTTCACGGAGCGAGTCGAAGGCCACCGGCACGAAGCCCGCAGCCTCCATGTGCGCCAGGTGCGGCTCGAAGCCGCTCTCCCAGAAGTGCGGCTCCCGCACGAAGTCCGGCAGGGCCAGGGCCCGGTTCTGGGCGTACCAGTTCCGGACGATGCTCCAGCAGTCGTCCACCCCGAAGGCGTACTGGCGGCCCAGGAGGGGGCGCGAGGACGGGTCCAGCCGCCGCCACCGGCCCGCCGGATTGACGATCCACCAGGGGAGTTGCGTGGCCTGGCAGTTGGACAGGTCCGTCCCGGACGGCTCCGTGCTGCCAGCATGGGAATGCACGTAGCCCAGCAGCCTTCCAGTGTCCTCAGCCGCAGCCAGGGAGACGGGGGCGAAGTTGACGTGAGCGTTCCCAGCAGCGAGATTCCGGCATGGCCAGTAGCAGGGGGCGCCCGCGATCTCCACGAGGACGGCAGCGGCCTCCCGGGGGGTGCAGAGCCGGGCGTCCGCCACTGCCGTGGCCAGCAGTTCCGGCGTCATCGGACAGGCTCCGTCAACGCCCGCGCCACAGACCAACCACGGGCGATGCGCTCACCAATACATCCCCGCCTCAGTCCCATCTTGGCGGTCCACTGAGAGAGGGTCATAGTCTCGCCCATGAAGGTCAGGAAGTGGTTCTGCCGAGTGTTCACGCTCTGCTCAGCAGTCGTAGCCCACCGGCAATTGCCGGGCTCGTAGTGGCCGTTGTTGTTGATCCGGTCCAGTGTTTTCCCAGAGGGGCGCTCGCCCATGTCGGCCAGGAAGTTTTCAAAGCTGTGCCACCGTTCACAAACCCGAATGCCACGCCCGCCGTGCTTATAGAACCCGGGGAAGTTGGGATTCGTGCAGCGGGTCAACATGGCTTTCCATGAGCGATGGGTTGGCGTTCCAGCCCGTCCGTGGGTCCGGTTTTTATCTGCCGTCCGGTCTCTGCGCATACACCCGCAGGAAAGCGTGTGCCCCACGCGGATCTTGGCGCCGGGCTTCACTACCTCGGCCCCGCATGCGCAACGGCAACGCCAAAGAATGTGAGTCCCTTGGCCCGCGAGAATATCTAAGACGGTCAACCGACCAAAGGTTTGGCCGATGTAGGATTGTTTGTTAGTGTTGATATTCATCGAATTCTGCTCGAACCCGGGAACCCGCCAAACGGGAGGTCCGCGTCCGCGCCCCAGTGGAACTTGCAGCCCGCCGCGCCTTCAATGGTCTTGTCGCAGACCCCGCCCACGGAATAGGTGCAGATCGCCGCGTCGTTCCAGGTGCAGACCGTGGCCTGGATCAGCCGGGCAGGAAGCCGCAGCCCGTGGATGTCCATGGCGGAGGCCAACTCGAAGACAATCTGCTCCTTGTCCTCGGAAACCTTCCGTTCCACGAGGTACACATCGTCCTCGAACTCCTGGGTCGGGTCCGCCCCCGGCTCCCCGTCCAGATACTGGATCAGGGTCCGCTTGCGGGTGACGATGGCACCGACCAAATCTTCCAGGTCCCGGACCAGGAGGCCGATCACCCCGCCGATGTTGGAAATGGTCAGGGTGGGCCGGGGCAGCGTCCCCTTGGCCGTAATTTCAAACCCCTCCGCCTTGACCGGGAAGGCGGTGAAGGTGTTGCCCTGCCAGACGACATCACCGCCAGCCCCGTCCGTCCCCGCGTAGAAGCGCGACACGGCGCCGCCGGAGATGCCCGTGGCGTCCAGCACGAAGCCAGTCCAGATCCCGCCCGGGGTCAGGCTTTGAATGTCGGAGGTTGGAGCGGGCATGTTTGCTCAAGGTGGGAGGCCTTGGGTTAGAACGCTTCTCGGAGGGTGAAAGTCAGGGTTTCGACGTTGTAGGAGAGCCAGCGCCGGTCCCACTTCTCAGGGACGCGCCAGCGCTTGGCCGCAGCGCCCGTGGTGGGTGCGGTCCAGGCCAGCCGATCCCCGGTGCTCTGGGCGCTCACCAGGGAGGCCACGAGGGTGTTCATGTTCGTGTGGGTCATCGGCGGCGTGGTGATCTCCCAGATCTCCACCACGTTGTTGATGCCGTCCGGCGCGTCCTGGGAATAGCCGTCCCCGAACTGGCAGGACAGCTGCCGGGCCTCGAACCGGTTACTGGAGCGCTCATCCACGGAGACGGTTAGGGTCACGTCAGCCATCAGGCCCTCCCGGGGTTCAGGAGGCCGTTGGGACGCATTTCATCCATGAGGACCCCGCGCACCTTGGCGTCAATCAGGCGGCCAAGATCCACGCCACCCTTCCCGGAGGTCTGCGTGTCTGACTTGGCCGTGCCTTCCTGGACGTTGACGGTGATCGTGGTGGAGATTTGCGGGGCCTCTTGGGTGGAGCCGGGGGCCAGGCCCGCCATGGCACTTCCATAGCCGCTCCCGCCAGTAGCACCGGTTCCGGCGGCGTTGAAGGTGCCTCCCCCGGATGCCCCGAAGAGGTAGCCGAGCCCCATCTGCAAGAACTGGCTGAAGGCCCGATTCGCAGCAAGTCGGGCCATATCGGCGAGGATGCTGGAAACCATGTCCTTAAACTGGAACTTGCCGGTGGTGGCAAGCTGCACAAATGCGCTCTCCATGCCAGAGGACACGCGCTCCATGGCTTGCCCCAGGGTGGCGATGGCGCTGGTGCCCTGCATGCCCAGTTCCACCACCTTCTGGCGGTAGCGGTCCGCGCTAAGAGCGCCGCCACGATAGAGCGCAGCCAGCCTTGCCAGTTCGTCGGCCTGTTCCTGTGCCGGGCTCTTCACGTCAGTGGAGACCGCGGCCAGTGCGGTAGCACGAGCGATCCCAGCCTGGCGTTCGCTGATGAGATTCTGGTCTAGAAGTTCGTTGATCTCCTGGAGACGCAGCCGGTACTGGCGATAGGGATCAGAGAGGTCCCGGATAGCATCGGCGCTCTGCCGGTCCTGGGCCTCAACCTGCCGGGCCACTGCGAGGCGACGGGACTCCAGCGCGGCGGCGAACTCCATCTCTTTCGCCAGTTCCTTGCGAGACTCGATCTCATGAAGCAGCGACTTGACCTGCTCAATCTTCAAGGCACCCAGAACCTTGATTTTTTCGATTAGCTTGCCGACCTTCTCCTGCTCGTCATCAATCAAGCCCAGAGTCTTCAGCGACTCAATGCCCCACTCCCGCAGCGCGTTCTGCGCTTCGCGGATCTTGGAAACTTCACCTTGGGAAAGAGGAGTCTTGGCGGAGGACCCATAGCCAGTGCCGCCTGCGGAACTAGTGCCATCGGCGTTGAAGGCCAGGGCGTCCTGAGCGGCCTTGCGGTTCGCCAAAACCGCCGCAGTAGCCCTGGCGTCGGAGTCCGCGAACCGATCCAGCATCTGATCCCAGGCGTCGCCGAAACTGTCCGCGGACTTGCTCCCGAATTCCTGGGCCCACCGCTCCATGCCCACGAAGGTCTGCTTGGCCTGATCCACCATCTCCGGCGTGAACCCCATAGCCTTCGCTACGTTGGGGAATTGCTGCATCACGGTGATGAACTTGAGGGTTTGGCTGGCCATCATTTCTAGCGCGTAGGCGTAAAGCGTCGCCGTGCCCTGGACGATGGCCCGAACTCCCTGGAGAGCCAGTTGGACGCCCTGGAGGACTCGCACGAAGGCCCCCCCCTTCACACCGGCGTCACCCATCGCCCCGCCGAGACTCACGATGTCGCCCGTGAGTTGCTGAACCGACTGGACCGTGTTCCCTACTTCGACCATGAGCCGCTGGAAGGTCTGATCCTGGCCCAGCTCGTTCATACGATCCTTGGCCCGACCCAGCCACTCCGTCAGGTCGCGGATCATGCCCACCAGCAACCCGCCACCGCCTGCGGCACCCGCGCTGCGCAGGAGAGCCTGGAACGCATCCTCCAGGTTGGAAGTGGCCCCTCCCAACGTCTGCATTTGGCGCGCTGCGGCGTCTCCGAAGTTGTTCTGCGCAAGGCGCCCCAGATAGTCCTCCAGGTTCTTCGCGCTCCGGGTGAAGGTCTCCGTCTGCCCCTTAAACGAGGCTGTGACCTTGCCGTTGTTCTGGACGATCTGTAGGCCCAACTGTTCCAGGATCTCCATGCGGCCAGCTAGGGCGCTCGTCACGCCCTGCACCACGTAGTTGATGTCTTTGCCAAAGGCAGCGGCAATGTTCGCGTAGTTGGTGATGGACTGGGCACCAGCGTCGAGACCGCGGGCCTTTAACTGGATATAGGCATCCGTGACCTCACCCAGAGTGAAAGGCAGATCCACCGCGAGCTTTTCTAGCGTCTTGAACGCCACCGCGGCGCCAGAGACACCGCCCTCCACGGTTGCGAGGATGGCCTGTAGCCGTTGGAACTCCGTGTTCACCTTGACGAACTCGCGGGCCAGGATGCCAATCCCGAGGGTCGACAGAAGGCCCGATAGCCTACCCCATGCCACGCCAGACGATGCCGCCTGTCTCTCTGCACGGCTACCAGCAGCGGTGAGCCGGTCCAGGTCTTTCTCTGCCGCGCGAGCTTCGAGAGCGTCCACCCGGATTTTCAGGACCGCGAGATCGGCGCTCATTATTTCTCCCGCTTACTAAAGACCCGCAGGAAGGCGGCATCCAGGGCGCGGAGCATGCCCACTTCGTGTGGGCGGGGCTCGGAGCCAGTGAGGTCGCACCACGCCTTGAGGTCGCCCCAGGAGATCGGCGCGGGCCCGTTGAACCCAGGGGCGCGGCCAGAGCAAAGTTCCAGAAACCATTCCCAGACGTGCTGAGCAGCCCGGGGCATGCCAGGGCCATCAAGATCGGCAGGGCGGTGGCCAGTGGTCTTGGCGACCTGCTCTAGCATGGCCCGGCGGCTGGTCCCCGACTTGGAGACCACCATTAGCCGAAACTCGTGCTCAGCCGCAGCCACCAACGCCATGGTCACCTCGCGAAAAAAAGGGAGTCCTTGGTGAGAGACCGGTCCACGAGGTTCCGCAGCCAGGCGTTATCGGGGTCGCTGTAGATGCGCTTGGCGGCATCAGTGGTGAACGGGATAGGCTCTCCGTTCTCTTCGATGCCCTCCCAGCCCAACGTCCGGGCCACCAAGCAGAGGGTTGTTTCGTCGGCGAGGTCGTCCAGGTCATCCACGCTGAGCACGCTCACCTTGAGCGGGTCAGGAGTCTTGAACCGCCGGTCCAGCGCTTCACGGGCGTAGGCCTTGGTAGCTGGGTGAGCGGGTCCCGCCAGGATGACCCAGGCGTCCAGAGGGCCCTTTGTGGGGTGGACCAACTGGACGCGGAGGGTGGGCTGGGGCGCAAGGGCCTTCAGGTCTGCCATGGGTAGGCTCCAGATCAGGTGTTGTCCCGCGTGATCTTCAGCGCCGTGTCCGTGGCGTGGTAAAGCGCCACAAACGGCATGTCCACCACGAGCAGGCCTTCCTTGTTCACGTCCACCTTGCCGCCCGTATACTTGATGTTGGCGAAGCTGAAGGTGAGCGATTTCGTGCCGGCCGCGGCCTGGACCGTGAGGCTGGAAGCCGTCTCGTCCAGGAACTTGTTCATCAGCGTGGCGTTCTCGAAGAACGCCGACAGGGTGCCGGTCACCTTGGCTCGCTGCGGGCTGAGGTCGTACAGGCTGGCGGAGCCGATCACCTTGGCCTCTTCCAGCTGGTTGTCCACGGTGAACTCCAGGGCGGTCACGATGCCGATGGAGCCGCCGCCTTCCGTGATGGTGCCGGTGAAGGTGTCATAGGGCGTACCGGTGGCCGGGCCAGATGTGGCGCTCCAGGCCGTGGTGCCCGCGATGTCGCAGTCCTGGGCCTTGAAGCTGAACTTGCCGGTGACGATCTCGCCGGGCTTGAAGGAGACGGAGAACTTGTCCACCACCGCGCCCGTGAAGACCACGAACTGGGAGATCCCGGTGTGGGCCACCTCCAGCGTGAAGCTCTTGCGGGTGGAGCCGATCTTCAGGACATCCGCGGCCCAGGCCCCAAACATGCCGGACTCCAGGAAGTCGTCATAGGCGGCGTTGGAATGCTCCACATCCACATCGCCCACACCCATGAGGATGCCGTGGCGGAGGTCGGAGGTCTGCCGGTCGGACCGGATCTCCTTGCTCTCGAAGATGTCCTTGGACGGGTTGAGGGTCAGGCCCGTGTACCGGGTGAGGACGCCGGTGGGCGTGGAGGGCGTGGTGCCCCAGGTGACTTCGGCGATGCGGCCAAGTTGGCTGGCGGAACCGACTCCGATGGTCATGGCGAACTCCTAGACGGTGACGAAAAAGGGGACGGAGACGGGCACGGAAACCCAGTCGGCTTCGTAGATGACGGGCCCCAACTGCGGGACCTCGCACTGCACGGCCACCGCGCCTTCCGTGAGGCGCTGGCGGCTGAAGTGGTTGGCAACGGCGTCCGCCTTGGTCAGCAGGGCGCCCACGCCCTTGCCGGAGGGATAGACCACGGACAACTGGTAGATGCCCCGGTGGCGCGTGGT